AATAAAAACTTAGGAAATACTAATTGAAAAACTGGTTTAGGTGAATTGATATGGTCATCATCATATTCTAGCAACTCAGGTCTAGAGCAAGATATTTTATTATTACTTCGATCAATACTAAGACTAAAATCTATTGGTGATGTCGCAACAAAAGTTCTGCTCTGTTTATGATTGTAAACAGGGCATTTGTTTTGAACATATCCTGAGTCAATAAGATCTGATTGTGGTATCAATGTATCTTCTTTATTGAAGACACTTACATAATGTATTGTTGGCATCAAATACCCATTTCTAATTTCGCAAGTAGATATTCTTTTACTAGGCCAGAGCGAACGATATCATCGATTCCAAATTCAACAACATCTACTGATGACATGATACGAAGAACTTGCATGAAGTCTGCGATACCATTTCTCTCCTTGTCTTTGATAAGATCAGATTGAGTAGCATCACCACAGAACATGATCTTTGAGTTCTCACCAACTCTTGTCATGATACTATCAAGTTCATGGAAGTTTAAGTTTTGAAATTCATCTACAATAACAATTGCTTTATCAAGTGTTGTTCCACGAATGAATGATGTAGACCAGAATGATATTGTCTCCTGTGCTTTTAGATTACCATATAACATCTCAAAGTCTGCCTCAGTGGCCATTTCAAACATATACTTAACCATATTCTTATATGGTATCTGATACAAGAATGCTTTATCCTCATGATCACCAGGTAAGAAACCTATCTCTCTGGTGGCTACAAGCGATCTGACGATGTATATCTTCTCATAAGGTGTGTCTGGATTAAAGACATCACACAGTGCCTTATAGAGTGATATAAATGTCTTTCCTGTTCCTGCAACACCATAGGCAATCAGGTTCTTACCTGCGTCATAGGATTCAAATAACTTTTTCTGATTCTCTGTGAGAGGTTCTATATCTCTCAACATATCAGCATTTATAGGCTTTCTTCTTTTCATCTGCTTTGCTGTTAAACCAACTCCGATTGGTTGGATTCCGTTTTTACTTTTTCTTGGCATACTTAGATAGGTTTTACGTTAGAACGGGGTGCTTTAGATGCTTTATAAAGAACATCATTCCAGCCTGGATGTGTTTTCTTCAACTTGTCATATACTTCTCCAACCTCTCCGAGGTTTGCTACTCCAGCGTTCCAATCTTTATCCCAATCAGGATTGTCATCTCTCCATGTTGAATACTCAACCATGGTCATAGATAATTCTTTTTTCTCACCAGTTTTTTGATTTACAACAGGGTATGTTGGCATATTGTTAAGTTAGGTAAAGTTATTTATTCCCATTCAAGGGCTTCAGATACTGTAGGGAACTGTTCGGTAAACACTTTTCGACATGCTTCAGCAATATCCATGTGTTCTTTCTGTGTTCCGTGTGCAGATCTTAGATCAATATAATGTATCCAAGAACGACATGATCCTGTCATGTATATCTTAGTGGGTGTGCACAGTGGTAATACCATTCTAGCACACTCCTTTGCAACTCCCTCATCAATCATTTGATTATACAATGATTGAGCAGAACTAAACAAAGTTATCATCTGTGCCTCTAACTTTTGTTTCACAAACGGATCAAGATCATCAGTAGAGTTCTGACGATTCTTTTTATCTTGTCTTCTTAGATCTGGTAATTCTATCTTTCCTAGTTCATTACTCTGTGCATATCTTTGAGAGAACTCTTGAAAGGTAAATGATCTATGTCTTAATATCTGTGCTGCTATCGCACGAGTAGTTTCTATTTGCAATGTCATTGATGACTGTTCAAACACAGACCAATGATTATGCTTGATACAATATCTCAACAACCCTGCATAGTTTGGATTGTCTTGATTATTTGGATTAGAAACTCTGGCAATGTGTGCCATTGTCTTCTCTGCGTCAGGTGTGATACTAACCAGTGATACTTGCATTAGTCTGATCCGTCGTCGTACATTTCATCATAGTCAAGTGGTGCTGATGAGAATGCTTCTTGTTTGTAAGCATCAACATCTGAATAAACCTCAGACTCTAGTTCTTCCACAATCTCTTTAAGAGCTCTAACCAGAACTTTAAGTTTTGCTTTGTTCATGAAATTACTTTTCAGCTAATTATAATATAAAAAAAGAGGGGTGTAAACCCCCTCTGTTTTATTTTCCATATAGAAACTGAACTTCAGCATTTATGATTGTGAGAAAGATGGCAGATGCCAAACAAATCTCTAATACTTCAATCATTTAACACTTGTAAGTTCTTTCTCTAGTCTTACACCACGGTAAGTTAGATCGACCTTGTTAGTCTGCTGTGTTCTGTTTCTGTCGGTATCATACTTGATACCTCTGTATGTGACTTGTGCCATTTGGTTTCTCCTGTAAGTAGTAGGGGTTTTTACTCCCGTTCCTTCAGTCGGCTTTTGCGTCTCCACATTCTAATCCTAAATCCATAACAACATCATCATAGAGATCAATGACCTCTTGCCTATGCTCTTCAGTAATGTCTGGATAGTTCTTTGCACGATCTACCAAATCATTAATGTCAGCACAGGTGATACTAGTAGCAATTAGAATTGGAATCATAAGAGATGAACGAACCCGTTCCGAGTCGGCTTACTTGCGGCCTAACATAAAGGTCTCACAGTTTCCATCCGAAACTTTAGTTCGGAAGTAATCTATAAGATACTCCTGTGCATCAGATCTGAGATTCTTATCGCTAAGTATCTCAATTCTATTTTGATTCCACTCTGCACATGACATTTCCCAGTGGGAAGCATTATGTTCAGCGAGGAGTGATGCCAGTAGTGTGAGTTCTATCATTAGGCTGAACGTAAAGGTATGTTAGCATACCCACACTATATAGGCAAGTAATTGTGTATTTTGTTACACAATTTTAGATTTGCTTAAGGTTTTTTGATCGGATTACCGAATTTATCAAGCAATCTTACCTGATTTAAATTAGATTTTTGTCTTTTCTTTATCTTTTTATATTCTTTGATCAATCTATCAACCTCTCGATTAGATATATTGACCTTCAATTGTTCATCTTCACTCTGAACAAAACCTAAGCCAGTCTTCTCTGACTCTTCTTTGGAATCAATATAGTCATTGATACCCTCTTGAATCTCACCTTTGATGAGTTCATTTATTTGTGCTCGGAGTTCTTCGTCTTTCATCTATTTCTTTTCTTCTTTTTCTCTTTTGTTTTATATCCCCACATTGATGGGTTGATGTTACCCTTACCAAAATCTATCCCTTGTAGAGATCCCTTACCGAACTTATCATAATATAAATCAAAGATGTTTACCTTTGATCCTCTACACAAATCAAAATGAACTTTATCTTTAACTTTATATGTAACTATCATAGCATCACTAGGATAGTTTGTTTTCTTTAACTCTTCCTGACTAGCATTTTCAACAAGCAATTCACAACCATATTCTGAGATGGCATCTTTTTCGTTTTTATTCCATGTAGGTTTGGTCACTGGTTTCTTAGTATCACTTGTCATACCCTATCACTCCATCTGATATCTGGAAATGCTTCAGCAACAATATCCTGTGTGAGTTTATATTTCTCAGTGAGATTCTTATCTTTTACAAGACATATGATCTTTGCCTCTTCTGGATGAAGACCCTCAAGCATCTGAATAAACATAGTCTCTCTACGAAGGGCAGACAAACTATCATTACCACCTTTAATAAAATGGAAAAGATTCTTCCACTCTCTACGAAGTGATGTGTGATCTGTTCCTACAGGAACTTCATTCTCTTTGTAAGGAACTTGGCCCTCTGGAACAGCAGACACTACACTGTCATCAAAGTTCCATATCAATATTGCGGTGAGAGAATCATCACGATACTCTTTTAATGCTGCAATTTTCTTTGCCTTTGTCTTCTGTTCCTCTACATGATTTAGGATTTCATGAATAAAAGGATTTGGTGGAAGTTTAACTCTTCTTTCTATCTTCTTTGTTTTGATAGCTGCTGATCCTGCGGGAGTTCTAGTCTTCCTCGTCGTCTTCGGTGTTGTCATGTTGTTCAAATCGTACTGCTAAAATTTCATCT